GCTATCCACCGAACACTTATCTATTTTCTCCATGACTTCTAAGCAGTCGCCATTGTAAACTGTGCTACCTTCTATTATTATTTCCATATTAACCCTCTAATAAATCTAATTGCTTTGCTTGTTTTTGATTCCAACCTATTGGACATTGTATTGAATCTATCTCTCTTGCCATCTTTTCAGGACAACGATTAAGGCTTTTATAGTTCCTTGCGACATTAACAGAATCGGCAGAAGCAAACGGATAATGTTTGCCTGACATATTTAAACCTCTTAACATATGTATCCAAGGCATTGTTTTAAACTTCTTATCAAGCTCATTAAAAGCCTCATTAACTCTTTGTTCCCATGAAGCCGAGCCTACTTGCCAATACTTACCGCTGCTACCAAAACAAACCTTTGGAAAATCATTACATAAGTCTACCAAGTATTCTAAACTAAGATGTAAATGCCAAACTGGAACGCCATGATTTTTTGAATACGGCCATGTTTGTAAAAATTCTTTGTTTTCTTTCTCATCACCCCCAATGACATCAGGAATGACTGCCCAATGTGGGTGTCCTAATTTATCTGCCAACCATTTATAATAATTGTCAGGATTAAATTTTTTACCACTTGTATATGTTGTGAAAGCACCATTATCCCACATAACACTCTGACCTATTTGCATACAGATCTCGGCATTTCTCGGATCAGCAAAGGAAACACAAAAGTGTTTCCCAGCCATTTTGTATAAGTTCTCCTTTGGTGTCAAAGGTGTTCCGTGATAGTGAATCATTTGCTTATAATTTTGATACCGGAATGTTCGCCCTGGAAAGTTACTCGACCAAAATCTTGTGTCTCCATAAACTTCTCAAACAAATGTTCTTGTAAATATTTTTGATCATAGATTTCTTTTTGAAACTCTATAAATTTTTCAACATCTATTTGTTTTTCTGATTCAACAGTAACATCATAAATGTTAACCATATCATCATAAGGACAACGACAAACCAACTTAAACTGATATATGTTCATGTTGTTTTCTCAAGTAAAAGTATATCGCTAACGCTGCTATCATCTTGCTAACGAACATTGTAATACAAGCCAGTAAACTAAACTGCCCTATCATAAGCAAAAATACTGCACTATCAACTGGTGTTGACGCTAACGAACTTATTAAAATCCTTTCATGTAAAGGCTTTCCAGTAAATGTATAAACACCCCAATCTGTAAGTTCGCTTATCATAAACGCTACAAATGAAGCTACTGCGATAAATGGATTTGCCATGACATAGCTTAAAATCGCACCAATTATCATAGCTCCAATAACTTTATGACCTATTTCTCTTTGTGCATAATCTCTAAGTATAAATATTATACCGACAATTATACTCATTGGTGGATACATAGTGTCATAAAATGGAATCAATGGAACATAAACAAATCCCACATTTATTAATAAAACGGATAATATGTATCCGATAGTAAATTTATATTGATTTAACATTAAATCCTCCTTTTTGTTGTTTATCTAATGTTCTATAAACCATTTCTATCCCCAATTTTTCTGCTACTTCCATACCCATTTTCATGCCATTTGATATGCCTTTGTCTATGTAGACTGCCATAAGATCTGCGTGGCTATACCAAGCAAAGGCTCTTGACATTCCCATGCCTCTAAGTTCAGGAACATTATCATCAAGCACTTGTGTGTAAAGAAGGTGCGAGGCAAATGGGGATTCGCCTCGCAATAGGGAGTCGCTCATACACTTTCGTGCATATGCGACATTACTTTTAACATTACCCATATAGGGTGATTCTATTATAACCAACATTAAATTTTTTTTAACCAGTCGATAAACTTACGATAGTACCGGACAAAGGCATTAGGTTTTTTGTGGATAGTTGTTTTATGAATATGCAACTTTAAATATTTAGTGTTCATATTCTTCCTCCTTTTTAATTAAATCACAAACATGTTCATGTCCGTGTTCGCCATATTGCTTCTTAACTAATTCTAAGGCTTGATCGTTTGTTAGTCCATCATCTGTCAATAATGCACCAAAATATTCCTCAACTTCAATCAGAAAGTTATTTTGATAAGCAGTCATTAGCTCTCTCCTTTCTTTCTCTTTTTTCTTCTTCCAAACATTCATCGCATACGTCACGACCCACAGGTGGTTCATCACACCAAAATGTTTGTAAACAATCACAACATTCATATTCGCCCATTTTATTCTCCTTTTGCTTTTTGTAAGTTATAGTCGTTAATTTTAGAGCCTAACTCTTTACTGCCAGCCTCACATTGGTCAATCCAAACTCTTTTCGTGATATTACCTTTTGCAT